GCTTGCCCCCAAAGGTCAGTTTCATTTCGATGCGATCTGCCATGCGGGCATATTTCGGGTCGCCAGTCTCTTCGAACTTCTGCCGATTACGAAGAATGGATTCCTCCATGCCTTCGACTTCGCTGACCTGTTTGGGCAAGTTGACCTCAACCCCTGCCTTGCGTGGCGAAGTGGCAATCTCGGTCCAAGCGCCTGTCGTAGGATCGAATTCCTGGGTTACGACGTTGCCGCCCACCTTGATCTCGCGCGACTTGCGAGGCTCGACGGGCATTTCTACGCCCTCGAATACCATTTCACCCGTATCCGCATAGCGCTGGCGGCCGGCGGCATCCTTCAGGATCTTACGCTCTCCAGGCCCAGCCAGCATTTCCGACAGCCGCGCCCGGTACACATCCTCGCCCAGCCCAGGCGGCAGCCCGCCCGCTGAAACAGCCTCATCTATGACCGCGCCCGGATCCCCGCCGCCGCGGCGTGCCTCTTCGGCCTTGCGAAGCATGCGGCCAAGGGCGGAAGTCTCGGATTTGCGCTCCTCCGCCTCGCGCTCGCCCGTGCGCTTCAGCATGTAGGCGCCCGCAACCGGCTTGGCGAAATTGAGCAAAGCCCCGCCGAGCCCAGCAGCCGGCGCTGCCTGCCCGCCCATGAGGGACTGGGCGAGGCTGCGCACCATCTGGTTCCGAGGCGAGACGGCCCGAACCGGGCGGCTCATGGGAAGCATCGTCATGTCATGCCCCTACAAAAACAGGAAGCCGCTGGCCAACTGGCCCAAGCCGCCGGCCACGTTCCCCAGCGCCTGCGCCTCCCGGTCGGCCTGCCCCACTCTGCCGGCATACTCCTGAGAGATCAGGCCGGAAATGTCCGGCGGCGCGATGCCATACTGGCCGGGACTTGTCGTTGCCGGGCTTCCGATTGCCGGAGCGCCCTGCAGCAATGCAGACAGTTCGTTGATTGCCTGCGATCTTGCGGCACGGTCTTCCGAGAAGCCGGCGATTTCGGAGGAAAGTGCAAGGTTTTCCATGGCGTCCGAGCGCTGCCTGCCAAATTGGCCCATGGCTTGCTCCCAAGCCCTTGAACCCGCGGGAATACCCTGAGACATGAGCTTGCTTTCCAGGAGCGTCTGGGATTCGTCGTATTGCGGTTCAAGCCGGTTCAATCCGCGCTGATAGATCGCGTCGCCTGCCGCTCCGGGGTCCGCGGAAAGCCGCTCCATGACGGCCGGCCCGAGCGCGCCCGCGCCATAGCCGGATATAAGCTCCGCTAGCGCCTCCTGGGACTGCCTTGTGCGCTCTCCGCCTGGCGTCATTTCAATGTTGAGCGTCCTGCCCGGCGTCCCGATTTTTCCTGTGTAGAACTGCCGGCCATAAGGCGAATTCACCGCGATCTGGTTCATGAGCGCGGACTCGCGCACGGCTTCCCGGTTTACCCCAGCCTGAGCCTGCGCCGTATCGCTTGGATCCGGCGGCTTAGGCCCTGATTTCTTGCCCATCTTCCGCTTCCTTTAGCCAGCGACACTCGTCGCGGAGCATGCCATAAATTATGTAGCTATCGCCGTTGAATAGAGCCTGCCTAAGGCAGCCTTCCTGAACAAAGCCAAGCTTCTCGTTGAGATTGCGCGCCTTTTTGTTCCTCTTGGCAACCAAGCCGGTCACGCGGCGGACGCCCAGGTCCTGGAACGGATACCCAAAGAAAACCGCCAGGGCCGTGCGGCTGAGCCAATGCCCGACGCCCGCGACCTGCATTCGGACGCCTACCCTGTCATGGTCCGTATAAAGCACCGTGGCGGCACCGTGTTCGCAGAAGACGCTAATTCCGGTCGTGCTGCCCGGGTCAAAGCTTTCCCCGATCCGCGGCCCGGCCCAGCGGCACATGCCCTCAACGATATCCGGCCGGTCGGAGCTTGAAAATACGAACCTCATAGCAGGCCTCCGGCGGCATAGCTGATATCTGTACTTTTCCACTGGCAGGTGTCGCCCGTGGATTCAACAACCAGCTTGACGGCCACGGAATAACCCAGACGGCCTATCGTGTACCAATCCGTTCGAGTCCTTGCAGCGCCGGACCATTCCCCCAAGTTCCAGTCCGATTGATCCCAGATTGCCGAAACTTCGTCCGTGGCGCCAGCCGGAGCAGGGGAAATGGTGGTCAGGTCAAAGTCGATTCCCACTGTCATCTGGACCGAGACAGATCCTTGTGTTTCAAGTATCGGCCGGTACATCTGGAATAGCTTCCGCGTACCGCGCTGGCCCATATAAGAGAAAGCTGTCATGGCTTCCCCGACAATGGCTTCATTCCCTACATCGGTCCCGATTCCGATTTCATTTGAAGTCAAAACCTGGCCGCTGGACGTGCCCTGCAATAGAAAATCATTCGTCACGAGCCAGCATTGAGCGTTGAATCCCTTCAGGCGTCCCCAGGCAGACGTTTGGGTGTTGACCACGTGCTGAACAAAGGTTCCGGACGACTGCGGCACGTTAAAGAGCGCTATCGTCAGATCCGGCACCAGGATAGGCTGCCAGCCGAATTCCCCCTTATACGCGCGCGTCTGTCGCACCACTTCGGGCTGAATAAGGTCATTGAAAGCAAAAGATTCCCGGCCGAAGCCGCCTATCTGGATGAATTGGCGCATACTGATATAGCCGTTGACCGTCAACACGATCACGTCGCCCGCGATCTCAAGAACGCAGCGCTTCCCAAGCGCCTTCCCAAGCGTATAGACACCGACCAAGGACCAGTCCGTTGCCTGGGCCGGATCGTTACCGCGATACAGGGCCGCCCAGCCGGTCGAGGCCACAAACACCGTATAGTCATCGGGGCCGTCGCCACCCTCCAGCGTGTAAGAGGCAATTGCGACCAACTCACCGCCTTCAGGCAGGATCGTCCCGAGATCGAACCAGGAAAGCTCAGCGGAGGGGGAGACCACGCCCTTGTCCGAATGCCAGAACCCAAGCTCGCCCTTTTCGGCAAGGAAAAACAGATCCTTGGAAATCCGGATGTTGTGCAGATTGGATATCGTCAGGGCAGGCTGTCCGGACTTGGGCGCCCAGGTTACCGCTGCCAGCGTCGTGCCGTCATAGACCTGGGGCGTATCAGAGCCGTTGACCAGGTAGAGCTTGGCCCCGGTGCCGCGGGCGCCCTTGGTATTGTCCCATTGCCAATCGTTGGCCGCAAAGCCGCTGCCGAGCGAAGTTTTCGTGCCAAAATCCACGTCCCAGATTTCGCCGTTCGCGCCGGCAATAATCTTCTCCGTCGAGGCATCCGCCCAGCGGGCCAGCGTGAGCACCGGAGCGCCGAAGCCGTCCACAACCAACCGTGTTCCGCCCCGCAGCGCGACGTAGCCGTTGTAGGGAATGAAGTTGTCGAGCTGCACCCCGTAGCCGGGCGCCATGCCATCCAGCGAATCCCGGGCATTCCAGCCCAGCACAGGGGCCGGCAAGGCATTCGGAATATACCTGTCCTGTTGGTCCTGGGCGGCTGCGGCGCGGAGGAGTCGGCGGTCGCTCATGTGATGCCAAACCCGGTGTCCGGGATGTTCCCGAGCGGCAAGCGCCAGGGCGACTCGTTGACCGTGAGGGTCGGCGGCGCGCGGTCCTGGGCAATCAAGGCGTCCCGATAGGACTGATAGTCCGCCAGATCGGCCGCAAATGCCAGGTTGCGCATGGCCTTGAACCGCCACACCACCCCGCGGGTTACAAGATCATCATCAAACTTGATCTCCCAGCCGTCGCCCTCCGGCTTGCCGATCCTCAGGGTCCCCGGGGGCTCATAGAACCAGGAAGTAGACTGCATTTCAAAGACCAGGGTCCGCACGCTGGAGGGGACCGGATCCAGGAAAAACGCTTTCTTGGTCCCGTCCGCGTTGGCCTTCAGCCGGAAGTTTGAAGACAGCCGCGCCGTCTGGTAGAGCCCGGAGCGGATAACCTGCCATTGCTGGGGTGTGATGCCGCCGCGGACCTGCCAGAATTGATTCCTATCCCAACACGTGTTGTTGAGCATGCGCTGGTAGTCGTCCGGCAGTGCATACTCCTCCTGGCCATCGACCGTGTCGAAAGTATATTCCCTGATCAGGAAGGACCACGCCGGATCCTCCTTGAGCAGGTCCCGCCCTTCCTTCACCAGTGCCCGATATAGCGCCTTGACTGTCGGGTCTTCGTTACCGACGACCTGGCTGACAGTGGGCAGCCCTATTTCGTCGGCAGCGTCCTGGACGATGGAAAGAACGGTCATTTCACACCTTATTTGCGGTAATTGCGAATCGTGGCCGTGCTCACCCCGTATTGATCCGCAAGTTCGCGCAGGGTGCCGTCACTGGCCCGGATCTGCTCGATTTGCTCCGCAGAAAGCTTGGTCTTGCCCTGGCGCGGACTGGGATTGTGTCCAATTGTTTCACGTGAAACATCCGGCTCCCCCACTGGCTCGACGGTCGGCAGGCTTTCAAGGGCCTTCAGGCCGGCTTCCTGCTGCACCTGGGCTGCCGGTGCTGGCTGGGGGTACTGCATGGGCTGGAACCCTGGAGCCGTCTCCACGGGCGCCACAATCGGCCCCGTGTGCCGCTCGGTCTGCATGCGTTCCATGGTTTGCGACATCTGGCGCATCTGCTCTTCCAGAGCGCCGATCTTGTTGTCCCGCTGATCAAGCTCTTCCATGAGTCTGCGCTCATTGGCGCCCGATTCCTGGTCGGCAATGAACTTCTGCGCGTTGCCGCGGACATGGTTGACGATCCTGGACACGTCGCCGGCCATGTCGCCCAAAGAGCCGTCCGTGACCTCTGCAATCTGCTCCACGGTCTTGAAGCCCCAGTTCTTGAGCGTGATCCGCGCTTCGCGGGAGATCAGCGGCCAGGCATCAAGAGGCGTGCCGATGACCATTTCCTCCTCGCCCTTTTCGTAGGCGGCCCACTGCGCCGGCCAGCGCTGCTTGTCCGCCATCGACACCGGGGCATCCCATACCGTGCGCGAGTCGCCCATGGCGCGCTTGCGGCAGAAGGGAACGGCCTTCAGGATCCGGCGGCCATAGATCTTGCTCTGCCGCTCGTCCTCAACCTCGCGCGTGTAGAATTCGACCTGGAAGCGCCTGTCATCACCGTGGCTGACTCCGAGCACGTCGCCCGCGCCCTCAAGGACAGTCGCCGATGCAAAGCTGTCTGACATTTCTCTTTCTCCAAAAGTGGGGGCCAGCCGGAGCCAGCCCCCGATTTGCTAGGCCGAGGCACCCGCGGTGAGGTACACCCAACCCTGATCTCCAGAGGCAAGCGCCTCAGGGCCATTCGTGTGATTGCCGGCCGCCGCCGTGATGGCGAAGGTCGTGGCATTGAAGGTGCAGACAGCATCGGCAACGATGGCCGCCGAGGCCTCGCCTAGCACCCACTGGGTATTGTCGGCGCCGTAAAGCACCGTGCCCAAGGCGTGCTGCTGCGGAATGCCGTCCGAGTCGTCGTTCAGTTGCGCCGCCTTCTGCGGCTCGCCGACATAGGTCCCGATGGCACCCGATGTGGGATGGCGTGCATTTGCCATGATCGCGATCTCCTTTTCTGATCTAGGCGATAAGGACGCCCTGCTGACGACCGGCGCCGAGCGTGCAGTTGCCGGCCCAGCCGAGCAGCTTAACCATCGCGTCCTGGTTGGTCGCGTAGCGGTCGGGGTTCAGCGGCACCATGTTCCGCCTCGCATGCGGACGATAGTAGATATAGTCCGTATTGAGGAAGTACATATGATTGGCCGGAGCCGCCCCGCCGAGGCCGCCGTCGTACATCACGTCCGAATTCATGAACTTGAGCTGTAGGAAGCCCGCCTGGCCCTGGTTGGTCTGTTGAATCCGCTGGATCGCCTGGAGCGATTCCCAGTAGTACGTGAAGTAGGTGTTGTCGGCCACGATCAGGTCAACCACGTCCGGACCACGAGCCGTCTTGAGGTACAGCTCATTCATCTTGGTCTGGATGTTGGTCGAACCGGTCACGCCCGAGACGACCTGGTTGCGCCAGAAAGAGAAGCTGGCGCGGTCGATGCCGCCAACCGTCCCCGTGCTGGGGTTGTCGGCAACCAGCAACTGAAGGCCGCCCACCTGCTTGCCGCCGTCCGCCGTGCCGTCCGAATAGACGTCAATCGACATGTTGTTGGCAAAGGTGCGCTCGCCGTTCTCGACACGGGCTGTCAGCAGGTCAATGACTTGCTCTTCACCTGCGTTCTGAAGCTCCTCCAGGCCGGAGATCGTGATTGCAACCGCCGCCTGCTTGATCGCGAACTCCGCCGCGTCATGCACGCGAGACTGGCTGACATCCAGAATCTCATAGCCCGAATAGCGCTTGTAGGTCGTGTTTTCCGCGAAATCCAGTTCGTGAAGGATCGTGCGGCCACCGCTGAAGACCTTGATATTGCCCCGCTCATTGAGGCGCTTCAGCAGCGCGTTGTTGTTGGAGACGTTGTCCGCCGCGTACTTGGTACGGTTCCTAAGGGTTGTGGCGGCAATATCTCCGATGTTTGCCACTGGCATCGGTGTTCACTCCGAACATGTCGCGCGCCCCTATGGCACAGGCGTTAGCTGTGCGATGGAACGCGAGATCGTTTCCCGTACGCTCTCTTTCTCGGGAAGGTCTTCAGAGTGAGGAGCGGAACCGCTGCCGCTAGACGCGCTGCTTGAAACCGTCTTGACCGTGCGCGTACGGCGCCGTTCCGGCTTTGTTTCGCGTGCCGCCGATGCGTCCTGCATTAGCTTGGCACGGACTTCCGGAACGGACCACGCGGCCCGGCTGTAGAGGTCCTTCAAGGCGTTAACGTCCAATGGGCGACCGGCTTGCAACTCTCCAGCAACCAACATATCAAAGGCCGGATAGACTTCCTCCACATAGCGGGCCTCCGGAAATGCCTTGGGATCTGCCGTGTCCAAGGCACTGAAGAAAGCCGCCGACGTGTCGTCCGCCGTCCGTTTCCTGGATTCATCGTCAACCCTCTGACGGGATGTAAGAGCGCTTTCAATGCGTTCCAGGCGCCCGTCAACGTGATCCCTCAAGTTCTTGAATTCCGGGTCGGCCATATCGTCGTCGTCTTCCGACGCTGCGGCTCTTCCCGATGGAATCAAGCCCTCTAACGGGACTTCGTAGTCGTGGGCGATTTGGCGCAGCAAGTCGGCTTTCTGCGTTGCAGTGCCGAAGCGCAGCGCCTTTGCCGTGTCGATCAGAACACGGATTCCCTCATCCGGCGCGACTCCGCGCTGCCGGAAAAACTCTTCATTGTCGTTGACGATTGTCCGCAGCGGCGCAAGGGCGCGCGAATCGTCGTGAAACTTGCGCTCGCGCTCGGCTTCCCGGCGGGCGACCACTTCCTTAACCGCGTCCGGCGCATCGTTCCAGGCCTCGCGGTCCTCCTTCGACCAGGAAGCCGGCGCCAGGGCTACCTCTTTTGCCTCGGAATCGTCCTGTCCCTCTTTGGCCTCAGTTTCTTCGCCTGGCGCCGCCTTGCCATCCTCCCCAGACCTCTCTTCAGCAGTCTGGGCCGTCTCTTCGATTTCCTCGGCTTCCGGCTCAGGCTCGGGCGGGTCCTCAGCCTCCAGGCTGGGCTCTTCGACCTCTTCCAGGGTCTGAATGGCCGCGTGGATGCTGTCCCGAACGGACTCGGGCTTGTCTTCGCCGTTTACCTGAGCTTCAGCCATTAGAATCCCCTGAGCTTATCGGCCTGCTGCAGCCGGTCCTGGTGCTCGCGCACAGCCCGGCCTTCGTCGCCCTCCGGCCTGGTGCTGGCCTCCTTGGCGGGCGCCTTCGCAGGCTTTGCCGGCGCTTTTGCAGGCTCTGCGGCGGCTTCGTCTTGGCCTTTGGTCTCGTCAGTCATTGTCTAATCCCATTTCTTTGAGCATCCGCGGGCTTTCCTGCCTTAGGCGCTCCAGTGTGGGCTCCATGCCCGCCTCTATCTGGTCCCGGGCTCGCCGAATCTCCTCCCGGATCTCTCGCCGGTTAGGCTTATATTCCGGTGTGGTGAGTTCCGGCATATCGTTCCCGACTTCCTCGCAACCATGCTTTCGCAAGTGCTCCCGGTGCTGCCTGCGCCCTGAGATCTCTTCCCCGGTGATCATTGAGCGGTAAGGCGCAACGTCAGGTGTGATCATGGGTGAAATTACACTACTTTCTTGGGTAATTTCAACTAGCCTTTGACCACGGGGCCGAGACGGATCGATGCGATAACGCGTCCTCATGCCTTCATAAGCTCCATGGACCCCCGGCCAACCTCCCTGGCGAGCCGCATTGCCGCGAAGGATGGGCACTTTGCCAAGGGATAACGGGCGCTGTCTGGTACAAAAACCGCCTGATCTGGGTCATTGAACCGAGTCACGAGCAGGTTTTTGCACTTGACCGCCGTGGAACTGAACCGCCAGCGGCAATCGTATGATTCCAGAAGTCGCTGATAGATCTTGTCCGGCACCGTATAGATTTTCATGTGTCATAGGTCCCGTCTGACATGGGGTTCTTGGGCTTGCAGGGCGCGCACTTGCCCTTTTTCTTCTCCCGGCTGGGCTTCCAGCCCGCCTTGCGCATGGTGCCGTAAACGTAGGCGTCGGAGCGCTTGTCGCCGTAGCCGCGCTTGCCGGCCTCGCGTTTCAGGGCATTCTCAAGCTCTTTGGGCATTCTATCCTCCTGCAGCCCGGGCCAAGAGATCCGCCAGCCGGTCGCGGTTCATGGCGCGAAGCTGGATGTCCTGGCCGCGCTTCTCAAGGGCCTGGTCCCGCGTGGATTTCTTGAAGTCCAGCACCTGGCCCTGTTGCTCAAGCTTGCGGCCCACGGCCTTGTCCTGCGCGTCGGCCTGGTCCTTGGCCGCCTCGCGCTCTTCCTTGACCATGTCCGGATCCGGCGGGGGCGGCTCGCTCTTGGCCTTCTCCACCTTCTCCTCAACCAGGGCCAGCATCTGATCGACCGCCACATCAAGCTCGCGCGCCGCGGAGCCGCTGAAGCTGCTCAGCCCGATCTTGAGCATTTCGCCCATGACCGGCGCGGTTTCAGGCGCCGTGTTGACCGTCTCCACCATGGCCTGCAAATAAGTCGTCATGGAGGATATCATTTCGACGTTCTGGCGCTTCTCCTCCATTTCGTCTGCAAAGACCGTGTCCGCCGTCTCCACGTCGATCTGGTAGCTGCGCAGCTTGTCGTCCCGCAGAAGCTGGACCGCGGCAAAGAACGTCTCGCCATAGGCCTCGGCCCACTGCGAATTGGCGAAGTTGGACATTTCCCCGATGGTCTTCACATCGAAGTGCTCGGCAATGATCTCGGCCGTGATCCGCATCATATCGCGCAGGTGCTTGGCAACCTCGGCCTGCTTGTCGGAGATCCGCACGCTGGCCCACTGGCCTTTCAGCCTTTGCGCGCCAAGCGTCTCGCTGGCCTTGGTCTGCCCGCGGACGATATCGGCAATGCCGGTGATTTCGTAGATCTGCTGCTTGTTGTCCTCTTCCGCCTTCTCCAGGGCCTGCAGGGCCTGGACAATCACGTCCAGCGGCAACCAGACGATCAGCGCCGAGGCGGAGTTTACGCCCCCGTCGCCCATGATATCCGCCCAGTCCTGGACCGGAATCAGCGTGTTGCGGTTGCTGCCGTCGAAGACCTGCTGCAGCTTCTCGGCTTCCTTGCCTGCATAGAAGCCGGCAACCCGAAGCGCCGTGGTGAGCTTCCACTTACGATCCGTGATCGAGTCCAGGTTGGCCGCCTGGTCCTGATACTCGTGGTAGTCCGGCACCGGAATCAAGCGATCCTCGGTCATGGTCGCATAGAGCGGGCGCGGCATGGGAAAGAAATCCCTCAGGCGCAGCGGGTCCTCATGTCCGGGCTTTTCCTTGTCCGCCTTGTCTTCCTTGACCAGCATCTTGTCATAGCCGGGGCTATAGAAATAGATCTTGCGATCCGGCCGGTTCCAGATCTCCCAGACTTCCGCATATTGCGCGTCTTTGGTCTTGGTCTCGCCACTGTCCCGGGGATAGCGCCCGCCGAGCGAGTCCGTGGTATCCGTCGCGGTCAGCCGGATCATCTTGCCGGCTTCCTCGCCGTACTCTTCCTTGACCTCGCGCCGGGTCATGTAGTTTTTCTTGGCAACCCAGCCGCGCTTAAGGACTTGATCCCAGGTCGGCGCCGAAGAGTGCAGCAGATCCCTGTATTGCACGTTATCGTAAATGATCCGCTCGCTTATGATCTCCTCTTCCGTGGTCTCCTCCTCGACCTCGACCTCCTCCCCGTCCTCTTCATCGACCTCAACGACCGCCTCTATCTTGGTTTCCTCGACTTCCTTGACGTAGGTCAGCCAGGGCGTCCCCCGGCCACCCAGAAGCCGCGACAAGACGCTGTAGCGGGCAGCCGTGTCGAAAGTCGAGATATCCTCGGCCGGGTCCATCATGTAATTCAGGCAGCGCTCCAGGATCTCCACTGACAGCCGCGCCAGCGGGTCCTCATCCTTGTAGCGCTTGCTGACTGTCGGATCTGGCACGCCGCTGTAGAGCGCCGGGAAGAGCGTCTGGGTATTCGACCAGAGGATATTAAAGCGCTTTGTCTGGACCCTGCCACCCTCGGAAGTCCGCCGGCTCTCGCTCTCATTGCGCCCACGCTCATCACGGTAGCGTTCCACCATACGGTCGCAGACTTCCCACCATGGATTGAAATACTTCCGGGTGCGTTCGATCTCGGCGGACCAGAACTTCTGGACTTGCTCCGGCTCCAGGTTCTCAAGGTCCGAATTGGTGTAGTCCGGCTTGGCGGGGATGGAAGCTTTTTCGGCCATTCTGTCAGTCCCTGAGAGGTACGGCGCGCACGATAAAAACCAGAGTCTCGAAAGTCAGCGTAGTCTCCAGCGTGTCGTCAATTGTCACCCGAACGTCGAGCGTATCGCCCGCGGTGACCTCGATAATACCACCAACGCTTACGGTAACGGGCGAAGTGGTGCCCTCACCGTCCCGCTTGGTGCTGAAGGGCGTAGCAACTCCGGATTTGTAAATGGTAAACAAGGCCTCACGCGCACCAGGAAAGGAAAGCGAGGAGCTGAACTGCATGTCGGCAACAACCGAGTCGGTTACCGTCACCACGCCCGTGGTTGCATCCGCCGTGTAAGGTTCCGTCGCGAGCACCACGGTGTCGTAGGCCGTGACAATGCGAGTTGTGGTCGAGAAGTCCTGGGTTGCCGGCGGCGTGTCCAGGGACAAGATCCCATAACCTGGCGATACCGTATCGACCAGATCCTGCGCCCATTCACGAACGTCCGCGGCCGAGATCTGGCC